TAAAACCGAATCAAAAGATCCGATATTATCTACTACGACTTCTGCTCCAGATACTAACACTATTTGTAAATCATTACTAGAAAGCTTATTTTGTATCTTACAAGTCTTGTTGTTAAATACAAAACTACTACTTGTAATTATATATTCATCATCATCGGTAGTAGCTATTGATACAGGAAACTTCATAGTTTGAGATGTTGAGATAGAAGCACCAAGCAACTCTGATCTTACAGTATTAAAGTTAGAAGAAGTAGCATACTCATTATTAATTAAAAATGTAGCTGCTTTGTCATGTTGATTAGAAGTTACAAGTTTAACTACATAATTAAGAGTTACTGAATCATTTGCGATTCTATTACTTGTAAGGTTATTAATAACTGCTATAAGATTAGGAGAGGAAGGAACAAAACGTTGTTGCATTCTAACATTAGCTCTACTAGAAAGAACAGCAGAACTTACATCATCAACTAATGTGAGAAGATTTGATCTTCTAAATGACTGACCAAAACCTCCAACTGTACTAGAAAAATAATTACTAATAGTTTCAGAAACATTCGATGTAACTGCGTTTAATGTCTGATCTGTAAGAGTAGAGTTAAATTGGAAGAAAGTATCTAACTCTACAAAAGTAGTAACTGGATCTGCAAACCTAATATTAAATCCGGATATAGCTACTTGTTCGGCTAACCCTTCAATATCAATCTTAGTTGAAGCTTTAGTTGCTTCATCTACATCATCTTCAAATAATATAGAAGTAAATACAGCTCCGAACTCAGGTTCTAGAGCGTCTTGACCTCCAAAAGTAGTAATATCTTTAATAAGAGTAGAATATTGTTTTAAAATCAGAGATGTGTAGTCTGCTGCGGTAACCATTCTATTTTGCGTAGCATATTGAAAAGGTGCATTCTTCTTAATCGAAGCAATGCTCTCCTTATCGTCTCCGCCGGTAGAGGTAGTAAATGTAGTAGTGTTCAACGATACCGTAATATTACCTGCAGAGAGCTGAGATACTGGTGCGAACGAAGTGGCTTTATTGGCTACTTTTCCGTTGGTTGAAATGTATTGAATCTCAATTCTATTTCCAGCTACAGGAGCAATACCAAACGTTTCTCCATCTCCAAATGACAGTTCAAAGTTACCATTAGGTGATTCTCTTAGAATATAGATAGTAGTTCTAGAACTAATACTTCTTGCATTAACAATGTTAGAGTATGTAGTAAAGTCATTACCAGTTGTATCGGTGTATACCTTTACAATAGCTGTATCAGCGTCCAAATTAGGATCTGGAATAATATATACAGGGTTATCAATAACTTCACCTACCAGAAATGTTTTTGTTTTTACATCTCCTTCATATATTGTAATTTGATTTGATCCTGCAGCAGTTTTAAATTCATAGAAACCTGTACCATCATCTTCTGCTTCTACAGATTCAATTGTAGAGAACGTATATGTTACATCATCTACCTCACTAGTAAATTTCGTATAAGCAGGAAGAGTAATTTTTTTAGTTCTTGTAGTTTCAGTATTAGTAAAATAAATTCTAATCTTTGCTTGAGAAGAAGTTTTAGTATCTGGAACGTAACCTAAGCCTTCAGATAAAGATACAGCAGAGCTTCTTAACTGAGCAGTACTAAGATAAGATTCGTTTAAAGCAAAGTTAGCAATAAGTCCGTTAATATGAGTGTTATACGCTAACACATCAAGAATATTAGAAAGAGCAGCACCCTCGAAGTTATAATCTTTAAATTCATCTTTATTAGCTAGATAAGATTTTAAATTATTTTTTATATTATTAAAATCTAAAGCTGTTGATTTTATAGTTGTTGACATTTATCTTAACCTTGAAAGTGTTGTAGATAGAGTAACTTGCTCTCTTGAATTTACTACCTGAAAAATTATAGTAACGTTAACTGAATTAAAATCAGGCTGTGTTACGACTTTTATATCCTGGATTAGCGCTCTTGGTTCATATACTTCAATTGATTCTTTTATAGTACTTTTTAAGGATGATGTAGTTGTACCATCAGCCATTTCAAACAGCATGTTAGCGACATTACCACCAAAGAAAGGTTGAAATGGTTTTTCATANTGATTAGTAAGTATAATGTTTTTCACTGATTGCTTAACCGCTGCAGCATCTACTTTCTTATAGATTTCTCCATTAGGTTTTGCAGTAAAGGATATATCAACATCAGAAAACTTCTTTACTCTAGAGACAATAATGCTTGTCTCTAAGTTACCGTCTTCAATTGATAAAACTCGATTTGTCATTTTAGCCTGTTTTTTCTTTATTTATATGATTAAGGAGCAGCATTTGCTCTAATATATTGAAACCAGTAACCATCCTGTTCTCGTATACTACCCACTTCTCTACCAGCAAAATGAGTATTATCGTAACTCCAAACTCTTCGTGTTCCTATATCTACATGAAGAATTGTATTACCAAATCCAAAACCTTTAAACCCAGCTTTAGTTGCGGCTGCTACCAGCTTATCTTTTTGAGCATCACTCATTCCAACAACGCTAATATCTAGTGCTTTCCCAAACCAATGTTGATTAGTACCATTATCTACTGTAGCAACTTTTCTAGAAGTGGTAGCTTTAGGTAATGCATCATTAATAATAAGCTTACCACCATAGTACTGCTGCATAAGAGTATATTGATTAGCTAGCAACGCACTCATATTATCTACTGCTCCTGGTGCAATACTTGGATGTGTTTTATCACCTTCTCTTTTAATGTGAGGATTTAAAGTAGTGCTTAAGTTTATACCGTAATCGCCACCAGAAGATAAAACCCCATCAAATTCGCTCTCAAATCTGCTTTGAAGTAACACTTCTACCATATCACCTGAAGTAAGATCGTTGTAGTTAAACTCGGTCTTTACTTTACGATTAAATGTACCAATCCAGTTTTTATCTAATTCAGGTAATGTAATAATAATTCTACAAGAGAGTTTTTCTTTTCCTGTATTTACATCTATATCAATAGTATCATATGATAATATTAGTTCATCATACACTGCATTATCTTTTAAGAAGATAGCAACATCAAACGCTCTTTGATTATTTGATACACCGCTATTATCCACAACATTATATACTACAGTACGTCCTTTTAACTTTAAATCGTTTAAAGAACCAGGAGTAATAGTTTCTGAAGGACCCGGTTTATAGATACTTTCTGCTACTTCTAAATTAACATCTTTAAATTCTGTTTTATTATCTTGTACTAGTTTAATAATGCGTGCATGGATATAAAGATATTTTGCTATCTCTACTCTTACTGCTTGATCTCTGATAAAGTCTATGTTAGTAGGATCATCCGTACCTAAGAACTTAGAGATAGTAATACCTTCAATAAGCTTAGTAGATGCTGTTATCTCTTTTTGTCTATAAGGATTATATTCTTCTTCTGGTAGAATATGAGGATTAGCTCTTTTAGGAATGAAAGCAGATAGCTTATTATCAGTCTGAGAACCAATACGATCGAACTCTGAATGAGAAGAAACAGGAGTAGCATCTGAAGAGATAATTCTACCAGTGCCTTTTGGAATAGGAGCATTCCATTCTCTACTAATAACTCCTTCAGCAAGTAAATGGGATACAAAAGAAGAGTTACTTCTATTAGCAGCATCTCTAAGACGTGATCTCGCTTTGTCCGGAGTTATTTCTGAATTAGATATGCCTCCGGTATCAACACTCCTATCAAGATAATTCTTAATAAAATCTCCTACATCAATTTTTACTCTATTGATACCACCAGCTGATTTAGTTAGATAATCGTCAATAATAGAGTTAGTAGGTTTAGTTATAGTAGGCGTTGCAGTGTTAGTGATAGTACCAGCAGATCCAACTCCTCCTCCTGTACTTGGATCTGCATAGCTCTGTGACTGGGCTACAGTAGCTGTAGTAGCAGTTCCATCTAAATCACCATGAAACGTAGGTGCAGTTACTCCAGCTTCAAACACCGCACCTTTACCTGAGAATACCATATTAGGGTTACCAATAGTACCAGACTTAGCAGTTACTGCCATAGAGTTAGCAAATTGGTTCATATTGTTAGAAGATACTGTTAGTTTATCTTCTGCCGTAATTTTGGTATCATTACTTGTAGAATATCTTGCAGAACCTTCTACTCTGTTGATATATTCACCTTTAATATTTTGTTTTTTACCAGCAAGAAAGGTATTTGTTACTGCTTGGGTAACAGCTTTCACATAAGATCCTCCGACTAGCTTTTCAATATTGCCAGCAATCGATTGCTTAATATTACCAAGAATCTTTTCTACCTTATTACCTCTAACTGTAACATTATAGTTAAGACAGTCTACATTAAAATCACCAGTTACTTTTAAATTGAGATTACCTTTATAAATCAGTTGACCTTCACCTTCAACTATGATAGTCTGATCTCCGCCAGTAACATTAATCTGATTATCTAATGAACTGATTCTCACTCCGCCATCTTTGGTTAGTTCAATACCTGCTCCAGAATTATGTTTAATCAGTATACGTTCAGCTCCAGGAGTATCATCTGTTTCAATAATATGACCTGAAATAGTTTCTTGTATTTGACATAACGGATATTCAGATGCTATAATATCTTCTGACTCTTCTTCCAATACTGCTGCTGCAGCTTTACCTTTAAAGTAAAGCTCGTTTTTTCTAGATCCGGTAGCAGCATAATTAACACTAGAAGAATTAAAATATTCCGCTGTAGGAAATTCACCACGAGGATCTTCGTGTTGAACATCAGAGCGATTTTCTAACTCTTTGTTAATATCGTTATCAGTATAAATCTCAGGCATTACACAAGGTCTTTTCTTTCTAAAGGAGGATTGATACTAGGATCATAGTTTAATTTATTTTTCTTTTTAAATGAATTAGCAATAAAAGCGTCAATATCAATATGAGGACCAGCATGATTTCTATTTACTTGGCTAGCGCCGAACACCTGTATACCAGGCTTAACTGCATAGAAAGATTTTAAGAATAATTTTAACTGTCTAATCTGCTGCTGCGTATAAGAGCTTGCGCTATAATAGTCCCTATAGTTTATACCCTTACCTGCCTCTATATCAATACCACCTACAAGTGTTATAATAACAGATCTTTCGTGATGATTGTTTGGTAATAACACACTTATAGGAGTTTCGTTATCTACTGGTCTTCCTCGCTGTATATCACCTGATCTGGTAAACACATAATGATAACCTGTTCCATCTTTGCCGTTTGCTACAGCTAAACGTTGTAGATCCGAAGCATTAGAAGATACATTATTAGGAGTATTTGTACTGAATATAACTACTTCGGTAACATCTCTTTCAATATTACCTAGCTCGTTAATAATTTCTCTTTCATGGGTAAATGAATTATTAAAGTATGATTCTGGAGTATCCCTACCTTGCCATACATTCTTTAGTTTAGATAAGTCTCTACCTGGTATTGAACCAACCGAAACATTTTCTACTAAGTTCTTACTAGGAGATACATCAATTGCTTGAATAGTTTTAAACACTTCATTATAACTTAGATTACTTAATGAAGCCACTATATTAGCTGCTTTTACATATTGCTTACTAGCAATTAGCTTTATAATATCATCTTTCTTATCTTGTAATACTCTATCACTCTCTGGAGTTATAACTTTTTTAAGAGCGTTCTCAGTAACTTGAAGATTGCTTTCAACTACATTATCCATTATNGAGTTATACCCCGCTGCATTTTTAGCTACAACATTAAGAGCACTCGTTAGAAAGGTAGATGATACGGTAGACTTCAAAGAACTAAGAGAATTAGAAGTAGAGAAGAGATCGTTAAAAGTGTTAGTAAGAAATAATTGAGCATAGATCTCATAATCATCCATAGCAGCAGTACTACCTGTAGAGCTCAAAGGACTAGATAAATCAACGTTTTTTCCAACTAAAGATTGAACTTCAGAAGTGGAAGCTCCTAATACATCAGTTAGCACTTTTGCTTGAGCTTCAGGAGATGCAGAAGTAACAACATCATCAAGTAATCCTGAACCAGATAAATCAGAACTACCTGTAAGAGTTTGTATATCGCTACTTGAAGAAACATCTTTAAGAATCTTAGAAGATATTTCAGAGTTGTTGGTAGAAGTAAGTTCTGCTAGAATCAATGCACCTGTTATTTGAGCAGGAGTAGATCCAGCTACAGCACTTACTACATCATCTGTTCCATTTAAAGAAGCAAATCCGTTATAGT